CCAACCAGAGTTTGAAGGTGCTGAACTTGGAGACCTGTATGCTATTGCAGAGTACGATGGTTCGATTCCAGAACACAAACCAGAATTAAACAAGGCGTATCCTTGGAGGATTAAATTTAAGAAAAAAGCCACGCTGTCGGAAATGCACAATGTAGCAAAACTTACAACAGATCCACGGGCGTTTGCTAAAAAGAAAGTTGGGGGAAGGCTTGGAGCGCAGCCACTAATGGTCACAGGTATCAATCTTGATAAGCTTTTAACTGGTGATATTACTGGAAGTGCAAAACCTCTAATATTGCGCGAGGGAACCCAAAAAACTAAAAGCAATCGAGCTAAACAGTTTGGTTCTGGAAATCCAGAGGCGTATCGATCATATCAGCAAATTCAAGCGGAAAGAAACACCAAGAAACCCAAGAAGAAGTCTACCGCAAAAGGTGACGCTTCCGCTATTGCAAACGCCGCAAAGCTGAAGTAAAACTAATCACCATGAGCGAGAAACTAACCGCAGAACCAGATCAGGAATGGTTCGCAGAGGTCATGCGTCGAGCCGAGGAACACGGCAACAGGCAGCGTGTGGAGTTCTGGAACCCGCAGGCGGCGGCAAAGTGCCTCTGGCTGCTCGCACAGGGTAAGTCTATCAAAAGCACCTCCGAGATCACCGGGCTTGCCCGTGACACCGTGAGGTCGCTCATGTGGCGGCACAGCGACACGCTGGAGACAAAGCGTAAGGAGTTCTCGCAGAAATATGCGATGGCTGCTGAAACCTACACGGACTTGCTGTTCGCGAAGGCAGACCAGTTGTCCGACGATCCCGAACAACTCAAGAACATCTCACCCGACCGACTGGCGATCACAGTTGGTGTCCTCACGGACAAGTCCATGCAGCTCTCTGGCATGGCTACCGCGGTAGTTGAGCACAGGCAGGGGGCGAGTATCGACGATGCCGCCAAGATGATCGCAGAGGCTAAATCTCGCATCGCTAGCAAGGTGAAGGCGAAGGCAGTCGAGGCTGAAATTGTCGCATGATCCCAGAACCAGAGTCGAGATTTGATGGGCCGATATTTCACCACTATGTGGTGGAGCAGGACGGCATCCAGCACAAGTGCAACACCCTAGCCTACGCCTCGTACTTGGCCGAGAAGTTCAACGCTAAGGTTTGGAATGTGGTGCTGGAGAAGTACATTGAGCCACACATAGGCATATGCAGGTACTGCCACAGGCATCGCGAGCTTCATTTTGTTGACGGGAATAGAGGGTCATTCCCAGCGGAAGAGGATACATTTGGATGCCCTGAATGCGGAAGTGTTTATAGGATAATCGACATTCTAATGGAAACGGACGCATACAAGACCAACCCATGAAGTGGCGCACCCACCAGATCCTTTCCCCGCCGACCGATGAGGAAATCTCCCTCATGGAACCAGAGGAGCTTATTGAGCTTCACAGGGTCTACCACGAAGCCGTAGACAACGCAGAACGCGATCCTTACCGCTTTGGCTTCCGACTCCCCCACTGGGCGAAGGCAGAGGATCAGTTGCAGGAGGTAAACGAGATTGTAGCACTTGGAGGCAACCGTTGCCTTGCTCCAGAGCAGGAGATTTACGACCCTGTACTCAAGCAAAGCAAGCGAGTTGACGAACTGGAATCTGATTTCCATGTCCAAGCATGGGATGGCGAGAAGGTTGTAATTGCCAAGGCGCAACCATCATTCAGAAAAAACAAACAAGAGATTTACGAGGTGATTCTAGACAACGGAGAATCATTCCGATGCTCAAAATCGCACCTTGTATTGCACAAGCTTGGGTGGATTCCAGTTGGAGACATCAAGCTGAACGACGAGCTTTCAAGCCCATTCTGCGCTTGCCATCCTCAGTCCAGTTCGGAACGCAACCCTTTAGAGTCGCCTCAAGATGGCGAGCATTGCTTTCAAACAGTTCAAGATTCTCAATGCGATTATCGTCTTTCACTCCGTTCTTGTGGTGAACAACTTCCGTGCGGATTAAATACCGACCAAGGTGTTTCTCCATCACTAGACGATGCTCAAGAATGTAGCGCGTGTGCTTGCGAGCGTTCGGGTGATTTGGGCAATAAAGCTCAATGTATCCGTCCTTGTTCACAATCCTGCCGCCTTTCCATTCGGGATGTCCTTCGCCGCTTCGTGGCCCTGTCCGCTGACATTGTATCCCGTGCTTTTTGCAAACCTTGTAAATCAACTTTGCGGTCACGCGTGGATCTAGCTCCTTTGCCAGCCTTTCCGCGATATTCGCTTGAGTCCATCCATCAGCAATCCACTGGCGTATTTGATCTATTGGGTAAGGTATTGAGTTGTGCGTTGGCATACAGACACCCTAACTATTCCCGCCGAGTTGTCAAGATCAATTACCTCCGAGAAGATTATGTCTGGGATTTTCATGTACCAGTCTACAACAACTACATTGTAGCGGGAGTTCCCCATCACAACTCGGGGAAAACTGCGTGGGGTTCTTACTGTGTAGTCAAGGCCGCCATCGAAAATCCAAAGTCAGAGATCTTCTGTTTTGCCCAGACATCAGAGGTCAGCATCCGCCAGCAACAAAGCGCGGTGTGGAACTGGTTGCCGCATGAGATGAGGACAAAGCAAACCTCGGCTAACGCTTACATTTCGTACACGAAGAAGAACGGGTTCACGGATAACTCGTTGATCCTTCCTAATGCGTCACAGATCATCTTTAAGACCTACTCTCAGTATCAGAATAACCCAACTATCCTAGAAGGCGCGGAGCTTGGTAGCCGTGACCCGCAGTGGCACAACATCGGCGTATGGCTCGATGAATACTTACTTGGTAATGAGCTAATTGACACCCTACGCTTCCGTCTTGCTACCCGCAACTCCAAGATGCTGGTGACATTCACTCCGATTGACGGGTGGACTGAGGTGATTAAGGAATACTTAGATGGTGCTACAAGCGTCCAGAGCGTCGAGGCTGAGCTGCTCAACGGCGAGCTTGTTCCCTATGTCCAGCGGAGCAAGAAGCGCAACGCCAGCGTCCATTACTTCCATTCCAAGGACAACCCTTTCGGTGGCTACGAGCGAATCAAGGAGACACTGGTGGGGAGGCCAAGGGAGGAGATCCTAATTCGCGCGTACGGGGTTCCAGTTAAGTCCCACGCCACCAAATTTCCCAAGTTCAATAAAGAAGTCAATGTTGTCCAGCCATCAGAGATCCCAACTACGAATGTTACTCGCTATCAGATTATTGACCCGGCGGGTGCAAAGAATTGGTTTATGGCTTGGATTGCTGTGGATGCGTCTGGTACATTTTGGGTATATCGTGAGTGGCCGGGTGTTGATGTAGGTGACTGGGCTGAGTGGCGAGGGGGCAAGTGGGTTGCTGGGGATGGAGCAAAGGGGCAGGGCTACGGCATCCGCGACTATGTGGAACTGATCAAAGACCTAGAGGGTGACGAGGAGATCATGGAGCGGCTTATCGACCCCCGACTTGGGGCGGCAAAATACCAGTCTGCGGATGGGGCTAGTAGCATTATCGAGGATTTGAATGACGAGGGCATCGTGTGCATACCCGCCCCCGGCTTGGAAATCGACGATGGGTTGCAAGCTTTGATCGGGAAAATGTCATGGAATGTAACTATACCGTCAGATTCGGTCAACCGACCGCATTTCTATGTCAGCGAGGAGTGCGAGAACATCATCCAAGCCCTGAGTGAATACACGGGTGACGGGGGGCTGAAAGAAGCTTGGAAAGACCCCATAGATGTCCTGCGCTACGCCGCAATCTCTGGCATTGACCATGTGGACGGGTCACATATAGCTGTAACTAGACAAGGCACAGGAGGATACTAACCATGAAAACAAAGAAAAAAGCAGCAAAGAAGGCGGCAAAGAAGGTTGCGCCAAAGGTAGAACCACAAGCGGAAGCGGTCATTCCCGCCCCAGAACCAGCAGCCGAGCCTTTGGAGGTCACGGTTATTGGACTAGCAATTAACCCAAGGTATGTATATGCAGGGTTGGATGGGAATCGCATTGCCATCGAGGTTCCCAACCGCATGTCCCAGCGACTGCTTCACAAGACTATTAAAATCAACAGGAAATTAGACTCCGACACCTACGAATTATACCATGGAAACTGACTCAGAAGCCCTAGAAGGCGAATCGTTGATTTATCTGGACAAGGAGCCAGATGTGGGTGCGCTTACCTATGCCTACGAAACCGCACTCATAGACCTCGACGAGTACTTCCAGACCTGCCTGCGCAGCTACGACGAGCGGCGGAACATTTGGCCGGGCAAGAGTGACGACCTCCGCAAGCACGGGGCTAACGCATTCCCGTGGGAGGGAGCCTCCGACCAAGAGGTAAATGTCATTGGTGAGCGGATCGATACCTATGTGGCTTTGTTTGACCAAGCCCTCCAACGCTCCCACATCAAGGCATTCCCCACTAGCATGGCATCCATGCCGCGGGCGGCGATGGTGTCTGGCTTCTTGAAGTGGATGCGGTCAAGCTATATCCCAAATTTCCGTGAACACATGGAAC